CTCCGACCACGACGAGCAGGGCCTCAAGCGGGCCCGGCAGGTGATCAAGGCCGCATCGGAAGCCGCCCTGCCGCTACTCCATCTGCCGGCCGCCGAGCTCTGGGCTGATCTCCCCGCAGGCGGCTCGATCGATGACGCGCCCGGTTCGATCCAGGAGCGCATGAGCGTGATCCTGCGGGCGGCAAGGGCGGCCCATCAGCGCCTGCAGGAGGCGTCAGCACCTTCTCATCCAGCACAGGCAGTGCCAGGGGCACCGCCACAGGCACCGATAGATGCATCGTCTCCAGCTGCCATGGCAGCCACCGATCGCCCCTTCGTCTGCCTCGGCTTCGACAGCGACGGCTACTACTACCAACCCCGTTCCACCGGGCTGGTGGTGCGCCTGGCTTCCTCATCCCATGGCGGCATGAACCTCTGCCGCCTGGCGCCGCTCGCCTACTGGGAAACCCTCTTCCCCTCCAAGAACGGCGTGAACTGGACGGCCGCCGCATCGGATCTCTTCTGCCAGCAGGCGGCGGTGGGCATGTTCGATGCCTGCAACCTCCGGGGCCGCGGTGCCTGGTGGGACCAGGGCCGCTCCCTGCTCCACCTCGGCGATCGGCTGGTGGTGGATGGCCGCAGCCAGCCGATCAACCAGTTCTTCCCATCACGCTTCCACTACCAACGTGGCCCGGCCCTGCATGGTCCCGGTGACGCGCTTCCCCTCTCGGATGAGGAGGCTTTCACGGTGCTGGCCATCGCCGATCGTTTCCACTGGGAGGTGCCGGCCTCTGGTCTGCTGCTGGCGGGCTGGGTGGCCCTGGCCCCCATCTCCGGTGTGCTGTCCTGGCGCCCCCATCTCTGGCTCACGGCTGCAGCTGGTTCCGGCAAATCCGCCATCCTCGAGCGCTTTGTCGGCGTGCTGCTGGGTGATCTCGCCTTCCCGGTGGTGGGCAACACCACCGAGGCCTTCATTCGTCAGGCCCTGCGCTGCGATGCCCTGCCGGTGGTGATCGATGAGGCCGAGAGCAACGAGAAGGTGGACCAGCAGCGGATCCAGCAGATCCTCGCCCTGGCCCGCTACTCCTCCAGCGAGACGCGGGCCCAGATCGGCAAGGGCTCGGCGGCGGGAGAGGTGCAGCGCTTTCAGGTTCGCTCGATGTTCCTGCTCAGCAGCATCTCCACTGCCCTCAGGCAAGGCGCCGATCGTCGCCGCTTCTCCCAGCTCACCCTGCGCCAACCCACCGAACTGCCGCCTGAGCAGCGGCAGGCCCACTGGGATGCCTTGAACCGTGATCTCGCTGAGCTGATCACCGAGGGCTTCGCGGCACGGCTGATTGCCCGCACCGTTGCCCTGATTCCGGTGATCCGCAGCTCGATCACCGTCTTCTCTGGGGTCTGCAGCAGGCACTTCGAGTCCCAGGCCATGGGGGATCAGTACGGCACCCTGCTGGCCGGCGCCTGGGCCCTGCAGTCCTCAAGAGTGCCAACGACCGCCGATGCCCAGGCGCTGATCGCGGGGGTCGATTGGAGCAGCTACGAGCAGAGCAACGGCCAGCCCGATGAGCGCCGCTGCCTCAACCGGATCCTGCAGCACCAGCTGCGGGTCGAAACCGAGGACCGGGTGCTTACACGCACCATCGGTGAGCTGGTGGAACTGCTCAGCAGTGCCCCTTCCCCGCTGGAGGCGGTGTCGGGCCGCCATGCCGAGGAGCTGCTCTCCAGACACGGCCTGCGGGTGCAGGAGGGAAGGCTGCTGGTCAGCAACACCTCGGAGGCCATCGCCCGGATCCTGGTCGACACGGCCTGGGCGACCAGCTGGGGCACCATCCTGTCCCGGTTACCTGGAGCGATACCCACCAGCCACCCGGTGCGCTTCAAGGGAGCGGGCTCCAAGGACCGCGCCTGCAGCATCCCCCTCGACAGCCTCTGAAACCCCCTCCGGGACGCTGGGCGGGACGGGCAGAGCCGGTGCGCTGCAAGCGATGGGACGCTGGGACGGCGCTGGTTGCATGCCCTGGACGGCAGCGCGCAAACGTGCCGGTTACCTTTTGGTGCGCCCATTTGGTCACCCAGTAGGCCCGGGACGCCTGGGACGCTTCGGAGGCACGCCTTTTGGCTGAAAAGGCCTGTGCCGCAATGGATTAGGTGATTTAGGCGCCTGGGACGCTCAGCACACAGACACACCCCTCCAGAAGGCAAAGGAGCTCGAGCAGAAAATCAGTTGCCTTGAAGTACACCATGCGGTAACTGGATGATTCGGTAGGCCTCTAATTAATTATCTATCTGTATATATAGATTTGATTGATTAGGGCCCCCAGATCCCTGCTGCTGCAGGGGCTTTCGGCTGGGACACCCACCGTCCCACAGCGTCCCAACCGTCCCGCCTGGCCCTGGAGCCGCCTGTTGCGAGCTGACGGCCACAGGCCCTTGACGCCGGGGCCGTTTACACCGAACCTGGCTTCATCCGTTTTCGCGAACCCGTATCCGTGGTTTTGCTCTTCCTGGCCCCTGATGCGTCCAAGCGGGTGGTCCGACGGTGACGGCCGCCCAGGCTGCTGCCGTGCCTCCCCAGGCCGATCCGATCGAGGATCTGCGCGCCGCCGCATCCCTCGAGGACGAGAACGGCCAGCCCCTGCTGGCACCCGAGGGCACCGATCCTTCCCGCCCGATTGGCAAGGGCAATCCACCCCGCCGGCGCCGTGGAACCGCGAGCAAGAACGCCCCAAGGCCCTCGCGCATGGAGGTGGAGCGGCGGGTGGCGATGGCCCAGCTGTGGATCGCCCAGCGGCTGCCGCTGATGCTCATCCGCGAAAACGCACGAAATGACTGGGGGGTGAGCAATATCACCACGATCAACTCCTACCTCAACACCGCCCGCGAGCGGATGGTGGAGGAGCTGATCTCCGATCGCCGCCGCCACCAGGCCGAGCAGATCTTTGCCCTCAACGAATGCGCCCGCCGGGCAATGGAGGCTGAGCAGTTCTCAGCTGCCGTCGGTGCCTTCCGGGTGATCGCCGAGATCGGCGGTCTCCTCCGGGCCCCCCTCAAGCCCCCAGAGGCCAAGAGCTGATGGGCCGCATCGCCTCCACCCTGCAGACAACGGCACCGTTCAGCTACGACGGTGGCCTGCTGCTCGATCCCGCCACAGACCGCTGGGCCGACTGGGGGCTGCTGGGTGTTCCCGATCCCGACCGGGCGACAACGACCCGCCAAGGACGGCTGTTCCGCGACTTCATCCGCAGTGCCTTCCCCAGCTTCCAGTTCACTCGGTTCTCCGAGGTTCTGATCGAGCTGCTCCAGCAGGTGGCCGAGGGCCAGGTCACGCGCCTGATCGTCTGCTGTCCCCCACGGGCGGGGAAAAGCCAGCTGGTATCCCGCCTGTTCCCTGCCTACTGGGTGAGCAGGCACCCGGAGCTGTTCTGCGCCATCGCCAGCTACTCCGGTGAGCTGGCCTATGCCCATAGCCGTGAGGCGCGGCACTACTACCGGAGCACCGGCCATGCCCTCTCCAAGGATTCGGCAGCGGTGGGCAACTGGCTCACCCCCCAGCGGGGCGGCTGCATCGCTGCTGGTGTGCGGGGACCCTTCACGGGGAAGGGGTACAACCTCGGGATCATCGATGACCCCTACAAGGGCCCGGAGGATGCCAAGTCGGCGCTGCAGCGCGAGCGGCTGATCGACTGGCTCAAGAGCGTCTGGTTCACCCGGGCCGAACCCGGCCTCTCAGCAGATGGGGCCTTGCTGCCAGCGGCCCAGGTGGTGGTGCAGACCCGCTGGGACCACCACGACATGACCGCCTGGCTCCTTGAGCAAGAGGCAGAAGAAAACCCTGAACACTGGACCGTGCTCAACCTCCCCGCCATCGCCGAGCCGATCAGCATCGCGATGCCGATCCCGCCGACCTGCACCCGCGTACCCGACTGGCGCCAACCCGGCGAGCCCCTCTGCCCGGAGCGGGTGCCGCTGGAGGTGCTGCAACGCATCCGCACCCGGCTGGGCTCTTACTGGTGGAACGCCCTCTATCAACAGCGCCCCAGCCCTGCCGAGGGCCTGCTGTTTCGCAAGGACTGGATCCAAGCGCCCCTGCCGGTCGCCCTGGGCCAGCCCCGGAGGTATGCGCCCTTGGTGCTGAGCTGCGACCTGAGCTTCAAGGACGGCAAGGACAACGACGCCTGTGGCTTTGCCTTGCTTGGTCTGCTGGAGCCGCAACGCCACCTGGCGGTGGAGGCGCGGCGGCAGGGTCTCGTGCTGGCGGCCAATGCTGCTGGCGGAGGTCCTGTCGTGACTCCTGGGCAGCAACCCCACGTTGAGGGGGCGAATGCCCCCTGGGCGGAGCTGCAGATCGAGGCGCTCTGGGCCCACCGGCAGCAGCTGGACCTGCCTGGGGTGATCAAGTTCCTGCTGGCCTCCCTCGCCTCCCTGGAGCGGCAGGGTCTGCGACCCCACGCGGTGCTGATCGAGGACGCCGCCAATGGCCCGGCGGTCTGTCAGCTGCTCAAGCGCCAGGTGCCGGGACTGATCGCCATCCCGCCCAAGGGCAGCAAGGCATCCCGCGCCCATGCCGTTGCCCCGCTGGTGGAAGCCGCCCAGGTGCGCTTTGCCCGCAAGGCCGACTCGCTGATCGAGGAGCTGCTGGCCTTCTCGCCCCGCGGCGGCGTGGACGACCAGGTGGATGCCTTCTGCCAGGGCGTGCTCTGGATCGAGGCGCAGTACTGGCGCGGGCGGGGCCACAGCTCGGCGCCGCTGCCGATGGTGTTCTCCCGGTAGGCCATGGATCAGCAGCCCCACCCGCAGCCAATGCCGCAGCCGCATCGGCCCCAGACCCATGCCGTCGCCACAACGGCCCGCCCGCGACGCCAT